ATTTCGTTGATTACGCCACTGCAAGCGTAATTGAGAACCAAATTATTACAACTATTGAAAACTTCGAAGAAAGAGTTGAAAATGTAGAAGTTCAGGTTGAACCAGAACCTGATATGAACACTTTTTCCGTAACAGTCTTCTTTGATATTGTTGGTCAAGACCTTCCTGTTCAAGAATTCACGTTCATATTAGAGGCGGCACGCTGATATGCCTTTTACTAAGTTCACAAACCTCGACTTTGACCAAATTCGAGCATCAATTAAGAGTTATCTTCGTGCAAATTCCGAATTTTCGGACTTTGACTTCGAAGGTTCCAACTTTTCAGTCTTAATTGACACGCTTGCTTATAATACTTACATTAATGCGTTTAACTCTAACCTGATTGTTAACGAATCTTTCTTGGATTCGGCAACATTGAGAGAAAATGTTGTCTCTTTAGCAAGAAATATTGGATATGTACCCCGCTCCAGAAGCGCAGCAAAGGGTCAAGTAAGTTTTACTGTACAAACTACTACAACATCACCTACAGTCACCTTAGAAGCGGGTCTGGTGTGCGTTGGAATGGCAGAAGAGACCAACTTTGTGTTCTCTATACCTGAAGATATCACAACAACAGTCAATTCTGGTGTTGCGACATTTGATAATATTGAAATTTTCCAAGGAACCTTCCTCAGAAAGCAGTTTGTCGTTGATGGTTCGTTAGATCAACGCTTTATTCTTGATAATTCCTTTATTGATACGTCAACTATCAAGGTAAATGTCAAAACCAGGAATGATACTGGTCTTGGAAGACCATTTACGACTGCTGATAACATTTTAAACCTGAATAAGAACTCAGAAATCTATCTTTTACAAGAAGTTCAGGATGAAAAGTACGAACTTCTGTTTGGTGACGGATATTTTGGCAAAAAACTGTCTAATGGAGACGTAATTACTGCAACTTACATCATTACAGATGGAAGAGATGGTAATGGACCGTCTTCTTTCAGTTTTTCTGGTCGTTTTACTGATAGTTTAGGCAATCCAGTTGTCCCTACCACTACTGTTCAACTTACAACGGACAGAAAAGCACAAAATGGTGGCGATATTGAACCAATTGACTCAATTAAGTACTTTGCACCAAGGATTTACTCCTCTCAGTACCGTGCAGTCACTGCTAGAGACTACGAAGCCATTATTCAGTCCATCTATCCTAACACAGAGTCCGTTTCTGTCGTCGGTGGTGAAGAATTAGACCCACCACAGTTTGGTCAAGTGCTGATTAGCATCAAACCCAAGAATGGTGACTTCATTTCCGACTTTGACAAGGAACAAATTGCCATCAAACTGAAAAATTATGCAATTTCTGGCGTAAATCAACAAATTGTTGATCTTAAGGTCCTGTTTGTTGAAGTTGATACTGCAGTTTACTACAATAGTTCACAAGTGTCTGATGTAAACGGTCTGAAGACCAAAGTCAGCAACACTTTGAACACATTCTCTGATGCAAATGTCAGTAAGTTCGGTGGTCGCTTTAAATATAGCAAATTAGTTCAAGTTATTGACAATACTGACAATGCTATCACTTCTAATATCACTAGAGTCAAGATTAGAAGGAATTTGAAGGCATTGATCAATCAGTCAGCACAATATGAACTTTGCTATGGCAATAGATTCCACAAAAACCCTGAAGGTTTCAATATTAAGAGTACAGGGTTCAACTTAAGAGGTAGAACTGGTACTTTCTTCTTTACTGACACGCCTGGTGATGGTGATATAGGTGTTCTGTCTGTTGTGAGAGATATTAATGATGAGGGCAAGTATGAGGTTGCAATTAAGTCAGTTGGAACTATTGATTATGCAAAAGGTGAGATATTAATAAACACCATTGACATCTCAGGCACTGAAAAGGAAAATAATATTATTGAAATACAAGCATTCCCAGATTCCAATGATGTTATCGGTCTCAAGGACCTCTATTTGAGTTTCTCGGTTGCAGATAGCAAGATAAATATGGTGAGAGACACCATTACTTCAGGTGAGCAAATTTCGGGTGTTGGTTATAAGTCAACTTCCAGTTACCTAAACGGGGCATTAAAGAGGGTATAAGTAGATGATTCAAACGGGCTTTGAAAAGCGAGTTAGA